ACATCTGGTGCAGTCGTAGATAATGAGGTTACATGGGCGTATATTGGTGCAGTCAATACAAGATTATATCTCTATGGTTATACATCACTAGCAACAAAACCACCATATAAACTACAAGGTTTCAGTATTGGTGCACGTAAGCAAGATAAGGTATATGTATCGTTGATTGATGGTTCTACACAGTCAACATTCGCAGCTCTTATATCTCCTGATGGTAGTACATCCCCTGCAGATAGTAAATACACTGAAATTACACAGAATGGATTTACACCTGGCGATACAAATCATCCACTACAGTATGACAGTTATCAACAGAACTGGTATCTAAGAGTAACAGCAGCAACATCTGGTGATGCAAGTGTCAATTTAACAACAGGATACGAGGGTATTCATTATCATCTTGGTAATGAGTCATTCTATGCTAACTCACTATTCACAGGTTCATCATATACACAACGTATAGCAGATAACAGATCATCAAGAGATAGGACATATCGTGTACGTTATACAGTCGACAATGCAACTGCACTATCAAGAGAACCTATCAATGGTTATGTTATTCAACCCAGAAACGTACCTACTGGACAGTCATATGGAGATGTTTATTACATATATGACATACAAGTAGAGCAAGAACTTAAGAAGTCAGTGCAAGATGGTATCTACTACATGACTGTATTGAAAGGTAGTATATCACCTACAAATGGTAACTTATCTGATTTCTCATTTGCACAAAATATTAATAACTTATATCCTACCTTAGATAAGGACAACCCAACTGAAGATCCTAACGAAGCAACATCTATTGCTAGTAACGTGACTGTTGGTTTGGTTGAAACTACCAATGGAGTAGGTCAAGAGGATCTATCACTATCAATTACTAAAGAAGCAATGGGTGACTGGATCATTGAAACTAGAAACCAGTACACCAACGCATCTACATCTGACGCAGCAGTCGATGGATATATTACACTAGAAGCACGTGATGGTGATGCATCTGAAGTTGATCTAGCATTAAGGATGGTTCCTGTTAATACTACAGGTGGTACAGCAACTGAACTTAGACGACCTAGTATTCTAAGATCTGGTAACCATACATTTGAATATGTTGGTTTCGGTCCTGGTAACTATTCTACTGGTCTACCTTCAGTTCAGAACAGAGTTCTTACTGATGCTGAGACATTATTAGCACAGTCACAGAAGGAAGACGGTGGTATCGCATTCTACTCTGGTCTTAACAGTAATGGTGACTTGTTTATTGGTAACACTAGAATCTCTGCTGTTACTGGTGAGGAAGCATCACTTGATACACCATCACTATCAATCGTTGGTGAGACTGCAAACTTACGTCCTGTATTTGATGAGATCATCGTCAGGGATAAGATTACAATAGAAAATACACAGTTAACCAGTGTATTCAAAGGTAGTGTTGAAGTCAATGAAGACGTAACAGTAACTAAAGGACTAGAAGCTGCAGACGTTACAATCAAAGGAGAGGCAGCAAGTAACCAAGCAACTAAGAAATTTGACGTAGTAACTACAACACCAAGCACTGCTAACGCTGCAAATACAGGAGACATTGCATTAAAAGGAAGTTTCAGTAATGGAAATTATCTTGGATGGTATTGGACAGGTGCAGCATGGGCAAAGTTTGGACTAACTGACACTGGTAACTTATCAATTACAGGTGGTAGTGCAACTGGATCTACATGGAATGATGGTACAGGAGACCTACAACTTAAAAATGGACTAGGCATTGACATACAATCAACTGGAACACTTAATGTTAACAGTGGTGCTACTACACTTGGTGGCAACTTGACAGTATCAGGAAATAGTGAGTTCAATGGCACAGTTGATGTTGATGCAAACTTCGCAGTCAGATCTGGCACAACTGATAAATTTACAGTCGCATCAAGTTCTGGTAATGTATCTACAGTTGGTAATCTTGTAGTTAGTGGTAATGTTGATCTCGGAGCGTCTTCAAGTAACACTATAACTATGAATGGCGATGTTGATAGTAACTTACTACCAACACCAACTTCCAACAGAGATCTTGGTAGTAGTTCTAAAAAATGGAAAGATCTTCATTTGTCAGGCACACTGTATGCTACTGCAATATCTGGTGTTACCTCAATAAGTGCTAACGTAACAGGTGATCTTACTGGTAACGTGACTGGTAACGTGACTGGTGATCTAACAGGTAACGCTGACAGTGCAACACAATTACAGACTGCTAGAAATATTGGTGGTGTATCGTTCAACGGAACTGCTGACATCAATCTACCTGGCGTCAATACTGCAGGAAACCAAGATACATCTGGAACTGCAGCATACGCAAACGACATCAATATTGATGAAGTAAATGGTAACACTGACTATCAGGTTACATTCACAGAAACGAACAACACAGGATATAACAGACAAGTAATTGATAGTGATAATAATCACTTTCAATATAATCCTAGCACCAACTTACTCAAGAACTTAAGTATCAGTTGTAGCACTATCACTGCAACAACGTTTGGCACGTCATCACAAAACGCATATGGTGCAAGAACAGTTAACACTAGTAATCCTAGTGGTGGATCTGATGGAGATATCCATTATAAAATTTAATTTTTAGATTATGTCAGTACCTTATAGTAATTCTATTGCACAAGCACTTGACAAGCACCTTCGTATTAAATCGGGTGGTGATTGGAAATATGTTGAGGATGTAAGAATAAAAAATGGTGGCACGTGGGCAGATGTCAAAGAAGTGTATATCAAGTCAGGTGGCACATGGCATCTTGTTCATGAGGGTGAGCATTTCTTGTTTAATCACACATTGAGTAGTGATGCACAAAATGAATTTGACTTAGCAAGTTGGATATCTGGTCAAGGTTATAGTGGTAATAAAATAAAAGGTGCATTGATAGTTAATAATTTTCAACAACGAGTTAACTTAGGTAACTTCTCATCTGACTCAAAAGTATATCTTAGAATTAATAGTAATAAAAGAATATCTGGCAGAGGTGGTAATGGTGGTAATGCAGGACAAGGTGGAGCATCTAACGGTCAGAACGGTCAACGTGCACTATATACTAGAACACCATTCATTATAGACAATGGTGGTATCATCGCAGGAGGCGGTGGTGGTGGAGCTGGAGGTCGTAATGGCACAATCACTCAGCAAGTACAGGAGACAAATAACTGCATGAAGGGCAGTCAGTGTACCAATACATATGATGTCACTAACAACACCAACGGTGGTGGAGGTGGCGGTGGAGCTGGTTATCCTGGCGGTAGTAATGGTGGTAACGGTTCACAAAATGGTCAAGCAAATGGCGGTGGACAAGGTGGCGGTAACGGTGGTGGATCCGCTAGATCTGGTGGTAATGGTGGTGGTCTTGGTCAAGGTGGTAGTAATCCACAAAATAACCAAGGTGGATCGCCAGGATCAGCAGGAAACGCTATTGATGGATGGTCTGAAAGATTATCAGGAAATGACTCTGGCAATGGCGACATTCGTGGCAACACAGTAAATTAACTTAGGAGAATTATTATGTCACTAGAAGACATAAACCCACAATTTAGATTAGATGCAGAGGTAGCACCAACTTTTGTCGTGAAAAATTACGACATTGACACTGGGGAGTTCCAAGTATTCTATAATGATGGTACACTTAACAATGACGAGTGGTACGGTCCTCTGTTTATGGACTTAGATTCTATGAGACCAGACCATGAAGAACCTATAAGATTTCAAATTGCACAATACGTATACAACGCTGTTGAAAGTTCAAGATTAGCAGAGTGTAACATGGATGATAGTAAACAAGTGTTAGCACAAATGATGGGTATAGAACAGAAAGTAGATATGGTAGAGTTGATGAAGCATAGACAAAACCAAGCAATAATGGAAGAGACTCATGTGGATCCTACACTATCTTCAGCACAAATCGTCAATATATTCAGTGAGGATGACTTTGACGAACAGTTTGAGGCACTTAGTGCTGAACTAGCAGAGGATTGATATGCAAGAACTCGCTACTACACCTGATGCGAGAATATCTCAATATTCATTCGGACAAAGTATATCACAGTTCGGTGTAACAGTATATTCATGCAAATCAGCAAGAGAAGGCAAAAAAATATTTGGTAATGATCCTGATCCTACCACTGAAATTATGGTGGAGACACAGGATGATATCATATCTGCACACATCAAAGATAATCCTAACGGGAAGGTAGCAGGATATGAGGATATCATACGGGAGTGTGGACACACATATCAAGTTCATTATAGAACAGTATCATTTGGCAGCACATGGAAGAGTTGCTCATTGAAACCCGCAGGATATTCTATAGTGTATCATAATGGTGCACATACAAACTTTAGATTTCCTGGCATCAACAGACTAACATCACTAGAATCTGGTGGAGTAGCAGCATGCTCTGGATTTGATAGTAAAGTTGCTACAGGTAGAAAGATACATTTTATAAAGGAGACTGATAGCTTTACACCACATGGTGTTGGTAGTATACTGGTACCAATGCATGACTGTTGGTATCATAAAACTTTATTGAGACAACATTATCCATTTCCAATATCAGACACAACTACAATTCAGTTGACAGTTGATAAACCTACAGTTATAGTAGAGTTTTATCAAGGAGAACCAGATGTAGGACAATTTACTACAGATTGGTTAAATCAAATAGAGGACGGACTTATTGAAATCGTGACTAGATGAAGAATGAATACACAATCAATGATCAACTAGATCATTTGACTGTCTTATATCATAGAGGATGCAAACAAGGGTTCAAGTTTTTTGGTGATGACCCAGAAGAGCACAAATATTATATCAAAGACGAACACATAGAAATAGCAAGAGGTCTATGGCCTGATAAGAACAAGGATTTTCCTTGTGATTATCTTAAACGTTTCTATGCACACAGCAGATGCCTTATATTTACAAAAGGCATGTGGATGAGCGAGACAGCAAGATATCCACAATATCTTAGGTTTAGACCAGGTGCTAACCTAAGTTTTCGTGTGTCTGGACTCACTAGGTTTACATCATTGACCGATAATGGAAGTGCTATGTGTGTTGGTATCGACCCTGATGCAGGAGAGATGCCATGTCTACGACGTTTTGTACATGTCATAGACAAACAGACTATGTTTCAACCCATGTATAATAATTCATATCTTATACCTACAGAAAACTGTGTGTATGGTAAGAAAGAAGTAGCAGAAGGACATATATTCAGATCAAGTAATGATCCAATAACAGTGACTTTCCAAAACAAAGGTTATCTGATAGAATATACAGAGGAACCATTTACGATGGAGGAAGCAGTGCTAAACTATGCGGGACAGTGGGTAACAAAACACATTGAGGTATTCGACAGATGACAATGTTCTATGATGGACATAAACCAGTGTGGAAGGAACACCAACACTACCCATGGGATGAATATAAACATCTGGATCGTGATAAATTTGAAAAGTTAGTCACCATGATGATAGATGCATACCCAGATGACCCACTTACAGAGTGGTTAAAACGTGGATTTGCTATGAACGAAGGAGATAGCACCATATCATTCAGTAGTTTAGAGGGATACAAGATGTTACAATGGGGTATTAATCATTTTGATCTAGAAGATGCAGAGTCTTACAATATAATGTGGGAGGATGAAGAAGAAATAGATTGGGATGATGACGATTGGTGATATATGTGTTATAATTAGATATAAAGAGCAATACAATGCCAGTATACAGAGACTATGAGATTAGAATCAATCTCAACGAATTGATCGAGAAAAGGATACCATGCTGCGACCTATTACATCCCGATCATTGCTTTACAGAAGATCAAGTAGCACAGATAGCACATGACATAAACATGGATCTAAATTTACATCCAGTATTTGACCAGATAGATGATCACATACTACGTTATGTAAAAGCAGCAGGAATAAACAACGACGACCATTGGGTCGAAGACAAACTTAAACACCCACACGATTAACTATGAAAGGATTAAACAACGCATTTGGATATGATATATCTTCACCAGAAGATTTCATAGATGGTAAATATTTTACTAAAGAACTTATAAAACCAGAAAACTGGGATGCAGGACACAACTATGATGTAGAAAACTGCACCTTAGTGGACTTGAAAGGCAATCCAATAGAAAACTTTGACAAGTCTGGTATGCACATGAGAGCATTTAAAGATGATATTAGAGACAACTCAACTAGAGAAGAAGGAACTGACAGCGTAGGAGCAAGTGACTTTGGTGATGCAGTAGAAGAACATGGATTCAATCCCGAAGAACCAATGTACTATGACTATGACACTGATGAAGACTTAAATGGTGGACATAGAGAATTATGGGGAAAAGGAAAAGGATTACTTGGTTGGATGCAACAACCTGTTATCTTTATGGGAAATGAAGGACAGAGAGCAGAGGCAAGGGAAGAATTTAAAATTAGATCCAACTGGAGACCTAACAAGAAATACAGAAGAGAACCAACATATAGTGAGGTTGATACTACTGTAAGAAATATAGTAAACATGCACGTTAAGAATACTGGAGAGTGTTCTGAAGACTATATTAGAGGTCTAGCAAATCGTTGTGGTGAGGGATTAAAAGTATCTGATCGTAATAAAATTGCTAGAGCAATTATCAGAGAACATCTTGCTACTGGTGATATAAAATCAAGTGAACAGTATGTTAGTTATCCTAAAACAAAATGGTCAGATCCAAATGGAGCAGGAACTGGTCACTTCAATAGTCCATCAAGATTGACAGATTCATGGTGGATAGAAGTATATGAGGATAGTAATGAAATAAAAATATTCATAAATTGTGCTAAGGGTGATTTTAGAGTATACATTCGTCCGTTATTAGAAGCATCTGAGAAGTGCATAAAGATCGGTGCACCTCTTCACATATTTGCAAACTTTGATGTAGAAGGAATTAAATGTGATGATGAGATGTGGACACAAAGAAAATCATTATTTGAAAATGAACTAGCAAAGTTAGAAAGAACAGTTCTTGCTAATGCAGGACAAAAGGTTGATCGAGCAAACAGATCAAGATTTGCGTGGAATCATAAAAAATGTAGACACGTTGCATTCCCACAAATTACTAAGACAGAGAAGAACAAAGGTATCTTTATGGTATCATTAAAAGGACTAAACAGAGACTTTAACTAATGGTAAATATCGCTCAGATGAAGCGACATGATGGCGTAGAACCCTATTGTAAAGAGGTAGGGTACTATGACTTTATTGTTAATCATAAATTAAATGATGAAACTCTTGCTAAAATGATTGAGATACAAGATGAGGTATTTCAAAGTAAAGAGAACCCACATCAACCAACTCTTGCGGGTAATATTGAACACGAGTATCAATTATCAGAGGAGCAAGAAAAAGTTATTATCCCAACTGTCATTGATCTATGGACTAAAGCACAGAACATTGATTATGATGGAGAGTGGATGAGTAACTCTTGGGTTAATTATCAAAAGAAGCATGAGTTTAACCCTCTACACAATCATGGTGGAGAGTTTAGTTTTGTTGCATGGACAAAAATTCCATACAACTTAGAAGATGAGATGAATTTACCTTGGGTTAAGAGTTCAAACATACCATGTGCTAGTCTGTTTATGTTTGCAGTGCCTCAGTTTCCTGCAATACAACCACTCCCATATTACCTAGACAAACATCACTCTGGATGGATGGTAATTTTTCCTGCCATGTTGAATCATATGGTGTACCCTTTTTATACGTCTGATGAGTATAGAGTATCCTTTGCAGGAAATGTATGGAGAACTGAACATCATCAACCCTTTGGACAACCAACAGAGGAAGATTGCAAGTAATTGACAAAGATGCTATAATTATTGCATGAGAGCATTTTGTCCACCTAAAAACACTCCTGACAAGGATATTGTCATGACACCTGAGTATCTTGCAAAAGATATTATACAACATTATAAACCTACAGGATTAATTCTTGATCCATGTAGAGGAACAGGAGCATTCTATGATAACTATGATGCCTTGTATCCACACACAAAAGATTGGTGTGAACTAGCAGAGGGTAGAGATTTCTTACAGTATCATCGTAAGGTAGATTGGATCGTAACTAATCCACCATGGTCTATGATGCAACAGTTCTTATGGCATGGTATGGAGATAGCAGACAACATAGTATATCTGACTACTATCAATCACTATACTACAAAACGTAGAATACGTGAGATGAAACAGCATCACTTTGGCATCAAAGAGATCTATTGTGTAGATACACCAAAGAAACCATGGCCTCAGTTAG